CTATGGTAAAGTCTCAGTTTCTATATCGTATTCCAGCTGTATGCCATTGGTTTGCGATATAAATGTTTTGCGAGATAACTTGCGAATAATATGATATTGCCTATAAGCATAAATGATACTTCTTATCTTAAGCTCTGCCAGCTCCTCATAAGAGGATTCAAATATCCAATTGTAATTTACACTGCTCATTAAGAAATTAAACCACAATTCATAGTCATCTAAATAGTTATTAAGATGACTAATAGCTGATGGATCCTCTGCTACATTTAAACTATTCGTTAAACCGCTATAGATAACTAACTGAAGTTTTGTAAAGTCATCTAAAAATCCATGAGCAGTTTTAATACCAAACGTTTTTAATGGTAACGCTAGCGCGTTCACAGTGATTTCCTCAGCATCATCTGGTTTCGTAAATTCATTAACCTGGTACCCATCATTGTTAATTAGTATTTTTTGAGATTTATACTCTTCGTGCTCAAAGTCGAATTGTTGAAACACAAACGACTTACTTCTATTAAAGTTTCGCTCTGGTGTCATTACCTCGAAAGCTGATAAGTCTACAGCATTTTGAGTACTTACAGCATTAACATTTTTCTTGTTGATTGATATCAAACTTCCGTTAATGTCATATCCGTAATTTCGTTTTTTCATTACCGCAAACACAAACTCACCAAAGGTCATGTCTGGCACAGACTTAGATAAGTCTATAGATGTCGCTTCTACTAAAGTAGATACTAATTCTCCGTTAGCATCAAACTTAGCCAATTGGGTAAGTGTTACATCCATAACCATAGCCTCAAAATCCTCATCACCATTTACAATGCCTATTGGGTATTGTGTAGATTGAAAACTAACATCACCTTCAGTACCAGTATAATCTAAGTTGAAATCAACACTATAAAATTTCTCTTTATAACCAGAACCTACCTTAACCACATTACCAGACCATTTATTAGATCCATCATACATAAATTTAGCAGTAGCCACAGAAAATTCAAAAATGCTATTGAAATTTCTTTTTGTTCTTACAACTACGTTTCCTGCTATTTTATATCTACCTGGTTCTGGTAATGGTATGTTTAAATTATAGACACCATATGTAGATGTTTGAATAACATTACCAAATATTGATACATCTACAAGCTCAACTGTTGATGAATAATCATCTGCGTTTAAGCTATACACTTCGCTTTGTGTTGTAAAGCTTTTATAAAATTCATTTAGGCTATAGATTACGGCTTTTTTATAATAAGTATCATTTAATATTTCACCACTTAATGTTACACCTACATCAGCGAAACCAACTTGCAAAACGTATAACAAGTATGGCATTGGCAGCATAATATTTCTATTGATCTGTTCATTATTTTCAGAGTCAAACTCATTAACAACAAAAGCGCCATCTACATATTTATTAATGATACTTTCAAAATATTGCCATTGCTCCGACTCTATATCTATACTGTCTGTAATGACCTGAGGAAAATTATAATTTACAGCTGGCCATGTTTGCGAAATAATTGTTTCTGCATGTGCATAGATAGAGACTAATAAATCCTCTTTATATAACGGAAGTTCTGATAGACGTTTGTTGAAGTTAGGAAACTCTTCTAAACCATAACGTATTTGTCCTACTAAGTTTCTTCCTATGATGCTTTCAATTTCAAATATAGCTTCGTGCACTTCACCAAAAACGTAAAATTGACCATCTAGCAAGGTGACATATTCTGTTAGATTTTCCTCACTAATATTGCCAAGTGCCTCATCCTCTTCGTTAGTAAGTTCTATCTCTACCGGAAAGGTGTATTTAGACACTGTATTATCTTTTATCCAATTATTTTCTTCAATGAACGTGAATTCATAATTAGATAAATCTAACTCTAGCTGATTAAGAATTAATTTTATTATCATTATTTAAATTGATTTGAAATTCTACATCGAAAGCATAGAGCTCTTGGTCGCTATCGTAATTGTTTAACACACTTGTATCTGGTATAAGAGCAACAGGATCATTGCTTTTATCCATTATCCAAGCGCGTTTAGAACTTAATAAACTGTCTAATCGTTTTGGATTCTCCTGAAGCAAAAAACCAGTATTTATAACAACGTTTTGTGTTCTTTTGCTATCTGTTTTTCTAAGGCTTTCTTTAAAGCTCTTATAATCTTTAATGATGTTATTGTCATATCCCATTTTAAAAGCAATATCACCTGTAAATTCCATCATATCCAAAACGCCATATTCATCTTCCCATGCAACATGATAAGAGCGTTTACCTGATGGTAATACAATATATTTTTGACTAACATAATTATTGTAGTCATCATAATAGCCTTCTGGTATTGGTCCAGAGGTTGTTTTATAAATTCTTATTTCCACCACGTCACCAGGATCATAATCTCTAAACGCATATTTAAATAACCATACATTATGGGTAGTTATAATACTATGAGGCAAAGCTTCATGGAAATCTCCGTTTTTATAAATTCGGAAAAAGTGGGTTTCAGTTTTATAAAAATTAAGTAAGGCAACCGAATTTGGAGTAACACGTAAGGGTTCAGCATGATAATTTAATATTGCTGTGCGTGGAAACGATTTTAAAGGTTTACGACCTTTCAAAAAATCTATATTATTATATCTTATGTTAGCGATGCCTTGTTCTGTAATTGTATTTAAAAATGTAATTTCTAAATCTACTTTTGCAGGTTTATAATAAGGTCTTAAAAAGACTAATGTATCAGTTGGTATTAGATTTTGAAAGTTTTCAAAATCAATGCTAGATAGACTTATTAATTCTGCCATAAGTTTCTTAAGCGTTCTGCCTACATAAAATTCCCCTTTATTATTAAACATCGGTATTTTATAACGAAGTTCTTTGTTTCGTTCAACTAAACTATTGTAATCGTAAGTAGTCATATTCAAAATAATAACTAATTGATTAGCTTGCTCGTTATAAATCCTTGTAATTGTATCTAAATCATCTGTAAAATTAATAGCATCTTCAACCATACCTAAATCAACACTATCTACAACAGTGTGCACTACAGGAACTAAATAATCTTGACTATTGGCAGTAATAACAATGTTGCCTTCGTACACACCTTCGCTTAAGTTTTCAGACAATAATGGCACTACATCTATATCTAAAAAATACGTGCCAGAACTTTGACTTAAGTTTAGCCAACTAGGAGCACTAATTGTAAATGGATATGGAGAAACTATGCTTAGTTGTTGCGTCTCAGCTTCTGTAAATCCTTTAACTGCAGAAAATTCTAAACTCTCAGGAGTGGTTATTGTTTCTTCTGTATCAAATACAATTGTTTGTATATCTAAGGCTTGAAATAAAGTGCCATTATCATACTTTAACTGGCTGTTATAATAACCTTGATCAAATTCATCTAAAGCAGAATTTGCGTCAATGCTAACGGTTTGTGAATTTGTACCTGTATATTTTCTTGTGGTACCTGGACCAGGTAACCATTCTTCTACAATGCCAGCATCTACCAAATTACCACCTGATAAGGTGATGTAAGACTTAACATAAATGGTAAATGCACCTGTAGCTGTTATTTCTAAACTTTGAGCAGCGTTAGTTCCTGAACCATCTACATACACAAATGTTAGGTTTCCTGGTGTAATACTAAATGGATCACCATTAGCCACTGCAATGTTGATTTGAAAAAAACGAACATCATGCAACACTATTTCTGATGTTGCTGTATTTTTTCTATAGACCTGAAAACCTATAACATTGCCAAAATTACCTTCTGGTACTATCTGAAGGTTTTGGAATGATACCGTAACGACTTGCTCTAGATTTGCCGTGGTTAACAGAAAACCATCTCCAGTTGCATCATTAATATTTCCAGAAAGCGTAATCATATCTGGAAGGTTTTGCTGTGGATTTTGTTGCGTAACAATATGTTTTACATAAAACTCATAGTCTGGATTTGTATTCTCAGCTAAGTAATCTTTTATAGTACAGGTAATATCTATATCTGAAGGTAAGGCTTCTCCAATGACGTGACTTACATTAATAGGAGATAACGGACTAAATGCCCAATCTTGAACATTAGGCTGATTATTACTACTTGGTGAAAACTGAGGGTTGCTATCAAAGGTTAAATTGTATGGCATATCTATAAAATGTTTGAAGGTATATCTGCATCGTCTTGTACTAAAAATCCTGAGACACTTCCAATAGTTCCTATACTAGATGTTTTCCAAACTTCTAAGTAATAAGATTGGTATCGTAACTGAATACGATCCTTAAAAATTACTGCAGTAGCTTTTAAATATTTTGGTAGATCCTTAGCGCAATAGTCATAAATAGCATCGTCATTAGTGATGAATGGTATCACTTTAATATCTGAAGCAAGAGCACCATTAAGTATTTTAGCAATAGTACCTGTTATACAAAATTTTGTGTCTAAAACTACCTTAGTAAATTCTGTCTCTAAGGCATCGTATAGCCTATTGCATAACACATTAGCATTGTTGTCTGTGAAAAGTACTTGTTTGGTGAAATTATCGTAGGCCATTAAGTATTGATTTTAGATTTAGATTCTATCTTTTCTAGTCTATTAATGTCATCTCGTAAACGCTTTGCGTTAGTAAAGTTTCTGGTAACGTATGCTTCTAATCCATTTTCTTCTATACGTTCTAAAACATCTGAATACCTGTTTAATGCAGATATCATCATCATTTTAAGTTTACGGTCATCGTCATTAATAGGTGCACCTTCTACATTTTTATAGTAACCGTCTTCATAACCTTTAACTCTGCCTATTTCTCTGTAAAGAGATTGCTTTAGGTTAGGATCAAACTGTTTTAGGTCTGGACCAGATATGATGAGCTCAGGGAAATTTTTACCACCTTCGCCAGCAAGGAACATGGTTGGTTTATCTACAACACCAGAGCGACTTTCACCACCATAAGCAGCATTAAAGACTTTACCATCTTGCTCTCTACGTACAGCTACCGTATTATCATAAAAGCCTTTTTCAAAACCTTTTGCTGGTAATGGTTGTGCTAATGCTAAGGCTAATTGAATTCCCGCCATTGTACCAACAATAGCAGCCCAAGGTATACCAAGAACAAATCCACCTTGCGCTAAGGCCTTGGAAATAGCCACAGCTTGATTGCTTAAAATGGAAGCTACATTCATTGCTTTTTGACGCTTGGCTTGCTTGTATTCCATTTCGGCTTGCGCCTTACGCAATTTCTTTTCCTCAGCAGCCACAGCATCATCGTGTTGCTTTTGAGAAATTAATTTGTTAGCTAATAATCTATCTTGCTTTGCGATTTCCTCTTCGGCATTACGCTCTAAACGCTGTAGCTTTTTATTTTCTGAAGCTGTTACAAACTGGTCATACATGCTAAAAGCTTGAACACCTGCTTGTGCAACCATACCTACTTTACCGATAAGACCAGATAAAGTTTCTGTACGCTCAAATACCTTAGCCCATTGTTCGTCATTCATTCCTAAAATATCAACTCTACCTTGAGAGTCAATACCTAAACCATCTAACTCATTGCCTGTGCTACTGCCTCGCATTTTGTCGAGTAGAAGGTTTATCTCTGATAATTCTAAACCTAGTTCTTGCAGCCTAGTTACAATTGCTTGCTTTTGATCCTCTGTGAGAATTGATAAATCAAAACCTTTAAATTCGGTAGCATTTAAAACATTTTGTAGTTCACTTATTAGAGCTACCTGAAGCGCCTTTTCGCGCTCTAGTTTTTCTTTATTGAATTTATCCTGGAGTGCTTTTTTAGCGTCTTCATTATCACCCAGAGCAGCTAACTCATTGTTATGTGCTGTAAGCAATTGTTGTTCTCTTGAAATATGATAAGCCTTTAGTTTTTCTAAATGCGCCTCAATGCCTTCGCCTAAAATATCGCTACGTGAATTATTAAACTCTTCGTCTAATAATTCTATTTGGTCGTAAAGCTCATGGTATTGATCTAGTAAGGTAGAGGCTAAATCCGTGTCTCCTTTAGTAAGTGCTTTGTCATAAGCTTCTAGGATTTCATCTGATTGCGCTCCTAAATCCTGAAGCTTTCTTTTTTGGTTAACCTGGCTTTGTGTCATTTCTCTAACAAAAGCATCTTCTATTAAAGCAATGCGTTTATCTTCAGTTTCCCGCTGAAGTTTTAGTAGTAGTTCTGCTTCTTTTTTAGCCTGATCCACTTTTGAAGTATCATTTCCTTTTGGTGGCACATAACCACCACCTTGAACAGTCCATTTGCCATTTTTATAAATAAATGTTTTTCCTCCAATCGTTTTAGTATCACCCTCTTTTGGTCCTGACTCACCAGAAGAAGATTGATCTGGATTGTTTTTAAGTTGCGTTTTGTAAAGCTCTTCTAAAACTTTAATCTCTTCTTTTGTAGCTTCAATACTTTCATACTTGTTTTTTGTAGCTTGCTTATTTACATCTCCAACAGCACCATGCATGTTAGCACCGTTCTTTAATGCAGCCCACAAGTAGTTATACCATTCTACATTGTCTTTTAATGCAGAACTTTCTAAATCTGCCAATTCAACAGCTTTTTTCTTGATGCGCTCTTGTAGCACATAAGTAATGGCACTTTGTTTAAGACTTTCAATGTGTTTATCTAGAGCTTCTTTTGCTAACGTTGTATTTACAGTTTCTAAGGATAGCTGGTTATTATATTCTGGTACAGTTCTATTAAGCTCATCAATAGCCTCTTGTCTTTGTTTGAGTGATAAGGTTTCGTCCTGAGCAACTTGCAATAACAATTGCTTTTGTTTTATAGTTTTGGCAGTGTTTTTTTCAGCTTCTTTAGTAGCATCATTAAATATGTCTTGCGCGTTCGCTGCCTTTTCTGAAGATTCAGAAAACAAAACATAGGCTGCTGCAACCGCAGTTAATACTCCAACCAATAAACCAACTGGACTTAACTTTGTGATTGTGTTAAACAATCGCATTGCCGCTGAAGCTTTTTTAATGTTACCTGTAGCCGCTAACATAGCAGCCTTTAATAATAAAGTAGCACCTTTTAAAGTGTTGGTAGACACTGTAGTAATCTTTTGTATAAGATTATAAAGCTTTGTGGCTTTCCAGGCATTGTTGGTCCATAATACAGACAACTTTAAAGCAGTATTATAAGACAATACTGCTGCAGTAATTATAATTACTGTTTTTAAAAGCGCTACTAAACGATTTCTAAATCGTGTAACGGATCCATCTGCATCTTCTGATGCACCAATAAATTTAGAAAACCACTCTACAAAATCTGAAAGCGCTTTAACCACAGTTTCTGAAGAAAAGGCTGCCTGAACCCTTTTTTGTATTTTCTCTAGAGATGCCGCTAAGTTGTTATTCTTGAGATTGTATTCATTAGTTAACGATGTTGCTTCTTTTAGGCTGTCGTTGGCTATTTTTTGTTTTGCTTCTAGGTTTTCTATGTTAGCCGCTAAAGCACCTATTGCTTGAGTTCCTCTAGTACCTCCTAATTCAATTCCCTCAAGACGTGCTTGCATCTCTTCAAGGCTTGGATTGCCTTGTTTTAGTCCTTTAAGGAAAAGAATTAATGCCTGATTAGCATCTTGTTCTAATAATCTGGAATATTCTTTAACGCTGACACCGGCAACCTTTGCAAAGTTTTGAACGTCCGAAGCTGCAGAACCAAAAAATTTATTAATTGCTGTAGCCGATATTTCTTGAGATTGACCAGCTTCATCAAAAGCAGCTGCTAAACCTATCATATCTTGAGCTGAGATATTAGCAACATCGCTAATACCAGCTGTACGCTTTATGAAATCCACTAAGAAGGATGCTTGATTGGCACCTGAAGCTGACACTTCGTTTATTGATGAGCCTAAAGCAAGCATAGCCTCTTCAAAATTCTTTCCTTCTCTTTGGCCAACCTTATAAATGGTTACCATTTTACCAACTTCTCTTATCTGCTCTTCACCTAAATCATCACCTAATGCTACCTTTAATTGATTAGCAACCTTAACAAATGCTTTTACATCATCTACACCGCTTTTACCTAAACGACCAGCTTCCTCTGCAAGTTGTAACAATTCTATACGCGCTGTACGTGTTTTGAACGCACCGAATGATTTGGTTAACTCATCTACTTCCTTCTTTGTTAGTCCGGTTGTTTTTTGCACATTAGACTGTGCATCTGATAATTGACCGTTATAGTCTATCATTTTTTGTAATGATAGTACCACACCTGTTCCGGTGGCTATTATAGATGCACCAAGAGCTGCGTATTTATTAAATCCGTTTGCTACTTTAGAAAGTGAACTTTCTGTAGCTTTTGCATTACCTCTAAGTTTGGCTAATTGTGTATTTACTTTCTGTAAATCGTTTTGATACCTTTTATACTCTGCTGAACCAGGTACCATATTACGAAGCTGAAGACGTAATTGAGAAGCGCGCTGTTGTAATTGGCGCATTGTAAGACCAGTAACACCAATTTGCTGTTGAAGCACTTGCATTCGTGCTTTGTTGGCTGTAATTACTGTATTATTCTGTTTTATTTCAGCAGTTAAAGCTTTGTACTCTGCTGTATTTTTTTTGCCTTCTGCGGCAAGTTTGGCGCGTTCGGCACGTAAATCTTTATTTGATGCTGTTAGAGCTCTATTACGTTTTTCTAAATCGTAAAGCTCTTTTTGTGCAGAATTACCGTTAACGATAACGGTAAATCTCATCTCTTCATCTACAATACGCTTTGCCATTAGTGATTTTTATGGCAAAATACAATGTGTATTTGTTTAGTGCTGTGACATGGTGAAGCTCTGTGCTAATGTTTTAATTAAGAAGAAGTCTTAATTCTTTAAAAAGCAAAACTGCATCTGTTCTATCTGAAGTTTCATCTGCATATTGACTGGTTATAAATGCTTCAAATACCAGGTCTAGACTTTTTTTCATTTCTCTTTGAGGCATTAAGGAGAATAAGTTATTTGATTCATTAATTAAGGTATTAACGTCATTTAATATTTCTCTTAATGAATTTCTATAATCTAAATCTGAGAGATTGTCGTTATTTAAATCTTCCTCTAGAGATTTTACCTTACCCTCTAAATTTGAAATCTTTTGTTTTAAGCCTCTATTTCCCATGCTCTTTTTTTGTTAATAATTGATCGTCTTTTGATATGATTTTTTCCATTACACTTTCTCTTAATTGTAATAGTTTACTTCGTCTTATTAAAATTCTTTTAATTCCAACTGAGATTATAACAATAAATACTACTGTACCCAAAACATACACCCATGTAAGTGGTCTATCTACAGTTAAACTTGAATCTAGTACAAACCACAATTGGATGACATAACAAAATAGAGGTACTATTAAAGCTTCTTTAAAAGGTTTTAGATAAAGTCCTATTACTATTATAATTGGTGATAATGTTTGAGAAAGTGACCATATAAATTCTTCGGTCTGTTGGTATCCATGATTGTTTTCTAATTGCACATCAAAAAACACAAAAATCTTATCCAGATATAATATCAATCCGGATAAGATTATTAAAACTGTTGGGAAAACACTAGGGTATATCTTACTGGTTTCCTGGTCGTTTGATTTTTGTTTTATCAATTGAATAATTTGGCTTTAATTCTACATCAAAATTTTGAGCAGAGCCAATGCAAAACACCATTAGCAAACAAATTGTAATTACTTTTTTCATAATTAAAGGTTTAGTTAAACATACGTTTGTACTAACCTTTAGTTTGCTCAATGGACAGCTATAAAGCTATGTTTTTTGGCTATACTTAATGGGTCAACAAAAATTAATAGCCGTTTAAGGGATTACTAATATAGAAAAATATTTTAAATATGTAAGTTGTAGTCGTTTAACAGCATTTTTTTCATCTTATCAGTATATTCAAACTGTAAACGTCTAAGTACATTATTAATCATACCATAGATAGGCTTGTTATGTACTGGATGTGCTATTTTCTTAGTAGTTTGACCACTTTTACTAGATCTTGTTTTCATATCAATAAAACGTAACACTTGTGGATGAGTGTACTGCAACTTATGATCTTCTAGAACTTGAAAGCCTCTATTATTATATAATGATGACGTTGTGAAGCCTCTAGAACTCATTAAAGACTGCTGATAGTTGTCTAGCTCTTCCGCTTCTTCTTTTAGGATATGGCCAATGAAACGTTTTTCTAAAACGTCATTATCCTGAGTAGTATCTCTTTTATTTAGAAGGTCCATCTTTTATCTTTAATCTACCAGCTTTATATAATAGCTCTAACATTTTTGGGATAGAACGACGGTTAATAATATTCCTTCTATCGTGTTTAGTTATACCTATTTTCTTTCTCAATTCTAAATCCTCAAGAATTTCATCTACAGCTGTAATAATATCATTTTCTGTCATTGCGTTTATGTTTAGTATTCAAAAATACTACTTTACACAAACATATCAAAGTTTAACATTAGTTTCCATCCGTTACATCCATCCATATCAAATACTGGTTCTAGTTTGATGGAATTTGTATTTAAGAAACGAAGCTCTGAATATGATAAGCTATCTTCCAAAATTTTCTTTAAGACTTTTTCAATCACAATGTAGGTTTCTTCATAGATTTCCATGAGCTCATCATGGTCCACTTCTGAATATGTGGTTTTTTTTAGGATATAAAACTGTGTTATATTAACAAGTTTGAAACTGTCTGCATCATTACCTTTACCAGAGAAGTCTGGAAGAATACCTAACAGCAGTAAGTTTTGATTTTTCTTATGACTATTAAGGAACTTTGTTAATTGACTTTTGACAACCACAATTCTATTTCGGTTGATTTCTTCAAACGTATCATCTAAAGATTGTACGTAATTTTTGAACCATTCTACTTTTCCCATGGGTTTTAATTAAGGATTACTTTTTTGATTTGCTTTTATGGCTTTTGCTTCATCTAACTCTGTTTTTCTTAAATCATAGAGTAGGAGCAGTACTTCCCATAGTGGTTGTTTTCTGGTATGTTCTAGATTACCCATAATACCAGACTTTGATATATGAAAGGCTAAGGACTTAGTTCCTAATCCTGGTAAATCGCTTTTAATTGTGCTATCTGATTTAAATAATATTGAAAGATCTATTTGTTTACTCTCCCAAATAACCTTTGATGACGTTACATAGTTTTGAAATGCATCAAAAAACAAGAAGAATGCATAAGCCAATGCAGGATCTACATACTTTTTATAGTACGCAGCTTTCTTTTCAATAAACTTTGTTTGGTGTCTTTGAGGTTCTTGATAGTAAATTGCCATTAAGTTCCACAGATACTTAACGTCTGAAGTTCTGTAAAACATTTGGTACGCGTGGCTAGCATCTTCATACTGCCCAAATGTGGTATTTGTAAATCTGGCTTTAGGACCAGATATATTTAAAAGTGCTGGTTTAATTTTTGGAACCGGATTTTCTATAAGATTTAGTTTTATCTGTCTATTCTTATCCTTAGTTTCAATAAAGAAAGAATCCATTAGATAACTAATGCGCTCTATATTGCTAAAGGCATTCTCTAACTCTATTTGGTTGATTTTGCGTTTACCAGGTTTAAGGTTCAGCAATGCATAAATTGCCTGCACCCTAAACTCTTGGTAGGAGATACTGCCCATCTGCCAAGAAAATAGCAGTTGGGCAACATCTCTAAACTCATCATTATTACAAAAAGCTAGTTCCTTAGGAATGTATTTAAGAATGCCTTTTTCGGGAATTTCAATGATATGATGCGTAAGGTTATCCATTAAGCAAAAATATCTGAGTAGTTAAGATTGAGTTGTTGTAAATCATTACCGAAACGCTCTAATACAGCCGCTTTAACTTCTTCTTTATTTTTGAAATCTTTCGGGATGTATTTTGATTTTGCGTCTATACCAAAGTAACTTCTTAGCCACAACATGATATCTTTCTTAAGCTTTTTTCGTTTTATCAATTGCTCATCATTTGCCTTTTTCAGAGCTGGATACGCTTTAGCTAATATCCAACGTCTTTTAAGTTTTTGAAATATGCTTTTTATCCATCTAAATGGACTGAGCAGCCAGTTAATTAGTTTCATATTTAAGTTGTTATAAAATTGTCGTCTTCGTTAAATCCATAAATGTCCTCTTCAGTTTCTGAAACTGTTTTTTCTACAACTTCTGGAGGGAACATTTTTTTATATTGATGTTCTATAGCCATGAATGCACGTTCTGCATCTGCCATAAATTTTTGAGCCGCCTGATCTATTACAGGTACTTGTGGAACCACGCGCCCTCGAATTGTCTCTCGATCACTTCTCACAGCTTGCAAAATTCCTTCTGGAAATAATTGCACCTGCATACGTGGTAAAGCCCAAGACAACGCATAATAGGCACATGCTTCTCTTATATGGCTAATTAATTTCTCTTCGTCTTCACTTGGTATTTGCTCAGATGTTGGTGTATCTTCAATAGCTTGATTTTTGATTTTTGACTTTAAACTAGTCATTAATTCACTACCTATTCGCGGAGCTATTTCTCTCGTTTCTGATAATTTTAAACCTGGTTGTAATTTTAATAGCAGAAGACGTGATTTAATATCGTAATGCTCTGAATAATCTTTAACTGTTCTAATGAATAAGTTATAAGTTTCTGTGTTCTTTGCGGATGATTTCCAAACACTATAGCTTGCATCCATTAATTTAATTAATGTGTCTATAGCTTTATACGCTCTACGTTTTAGATTATCATCATCTTTAACAAGCATCCACTCAAATGGTGTTTTTTCATTCTCTGAAGTTCTCATTCTACGACCATTTGAGGTATGCGCTATGTCGTTTGCTGGCGCAAATTCCATATAGCCATATGTTGCAATAGCTCTTTTAAAAGCATCTACAATAGCTTCATCTTGATCTAGCGTATAACTATCCATCAACGCTGAGTATGTTTCTCCGCCTATAATGTCTATTAGCTCTGAAGCAGCTAATATTAAATCTGGTTTGATTTTTACCAGTGGTATGTCTATATCTGTAAAACCTAGAGCTTCTTTGAATTCTTCCTGGAATGTTTCGTCTATGGCGCTGAATGGTATATCCATTATACTTGGTTTTTAGTTCTTTTACTAGCTGTGATGTCTTCCTCTCTCTCAGGTGGTAAATGATAAAAGCCTAGTCTATAGTTTTTATCAGGGAAGTTTATTTTTAAAGCATAATTAATTGGCTTCATTACAATAGTCTCAGGTATATCTATACCTGTAAGTAAGTAATTCTTTAACGCATAAAGTTGTTCAGAACCTGAATCTGAACGACCTGATTCGCCTGCACCACCTAGAGCTGGATGCATGCCTACACCAGCTGATACCATTCTGTTGGCTTGATCGCTTATTTTAATTTGAGATTCTACAAAGTCTTTGATGTTTTGTTTAATCTCTTTTATTTCCCAACCCTCTTCAAAAATTTTATGTCCTTCTACAGTCTGGTATTTAATAGAGTGCCAAAACTTACCTGTGTTTTCTGCTCCTGAAAGTACTTTTGAAACTTGTCTTAAGTATTCTTTTTTATAAGCAATTAACATCGCTTCCTCATATTTTTCACCGTGTTGTTCTTTTAGTTCTGAGGCTTTCTTTTCCCAAAACTTTGCCGGTGAAATAACATGATATTTAAGGTTGATACTATTTTTGGATAGCGCTTTTAATATTAATGGTATCGCTGAAGATCTTCTAATCCATTCTAAGCTACCATATACATCTGGCACCGTATAATAATCAGAACAAAAACTATACATGTTACTATATAGTATTGATGTTCTGTATTTGAATGGATTTTTAAAATCGAATAAACCATACACATCGTAATCTGATACGTCAGCTACTCTTTTGAAGTTCCAATCTGTAATGATACATACTTTAGGTTTATAGCTTAAGTCTGACAATAGATTACCTAAACGAGCATATTCTATTGATATGTGCTCTAGTTTGGATATAGATGGTTTATTAACTCTAATTCCTTTTGATGAGTGAAACTTAGTGAACGAACCTTCTATGTCCGTGAAGTCAACTATACATTTCATTAGATATTCCTGATAGTCCCAACTATCTAACCAATTCTGTACTTTGTTATCCTGTACCCATGTACGCTGTAATTTATTGTCAACTATTTCTTCTGTATACAACTGTGGTCCTTTACCCCAAAGTAATTGCACTTTCTTTTTTAAAATACCTGGTGCAATTGAATTGTTCTGAACTACATCCTTTATAGTTTTTGGCAAATCATTGTTAGAACCGTAAGGAAATACTCTGTAGTTTCCTATTTGATATTCTTGATTTGTCCAATCTAAGTTATCTTGAGGTATTCGGTACTTGTCAAACTCTCGTGGATTTTCTGCTGATTCAAACGTAAATGCGATATCACCAGTATCTACTAAGGCATTTCTTCCTTCAAATTCTATATTCATTATTCAAGTTCTATGTTATTATACTTTAATAATAAAGGCAGGTAAAACCATTTATTAGTATTATCGCTTAAGTCAGTGTAGCCAATCAACAAGTTGGCTTTATCAGATTCATCCTTGGATAAGCCTTTCCTTAATAAACACTTCGATACATTTTTTTCACCATTACTAGTGCCCTTGGTTTGATTCAAACTAACAAAGCTTATTGAAAAGGGAATGTTGTTAGCACTTAACCTTCTCATTTGTGATATTGCATCGTATAGTTTCATAGAGCAATAATACATAACAACAAACGCTTGTGCTGTGACATGGTTTGTTTTTTAAAGTGGTTGCCCACACCACCCACACTGGTTGGCGTGAACGTGTTATTGTGGTTAGATGTCACGTCATATATCTATGGTTTTTTGAGGGGTGCAATTGCATACACAGTTCTCAGCGGGTCGGGGTCTTGTGACACACAAACAAAACCCTTTTTTTATTTAACAGGGTTTTATGTTTGATAATCAGTAATTTATGTTTTTTGAGATTTTAAAGCGAGTAGTTTTTTTATGTGAATTTTTATAAAGTTGATTTATTTACAATGTATTTAAATAAGTGTTTTTAGAGTGATTTTATGATAATTTTTCGCCTCAAAAGTTGTCAAAATGACTACTTTTTGCTATCTTTAATAAAGTTAATTAATTAAAAATCAACAAATTATGTCAACAACAACAAAGAAAAAGCCAACAGTTAAAAAGAGTGAAACTCCAAAGGCTAACGAGAAAAAGGCGACTCCAAAAGTTGAAGCAACTCCAAAGCAAAACGGAGCAACTCAAAAAAGCGTCATGCAAAAAATTGATGATGTTTTAAGACCTAATGGAAATGCAGTTGTAAAGCGTTTAGAAACTGCTCAAATTCTTGCTACAAAGTTTCAAAAAATGTCTGATAAATACGACGAGTTAACGCAGTTCATGGCAGGTAAGGACAACGAAAACGGACAAATGAAATTTGCAACCGAAAACGGTTACTCCTTTACCTTAAGTAATCCGGCAGTAATAAACAAAGTGCTTTTAGTTATTGAAAATGAATTTTCAAACCATTTAGAAGAAGCGGAGAAGAATTTACTAGAATTTCAAATTTAATTAAACAAGCAAAAAGGCTACTATTTGCGGTAGTAGCCTTTTTTAAAATTTATGACTTATGACAACACAAGCCAACAACAAGAGCAAAAATAATCCTTTTATTTTGAGTAATCAAGTAAAAGCCATACTTCACAAAAAAGGACTTTCAAAAGTCTTTAATTACGCTGATTACAACCACTTCAAAGAGCAATGCAAAAACGCATTTAACAAAGCGCAAGAAATAGCTGATAAATTCACAGAAGAACACCAAGAGCAAAGCGATTTAAACGAATACGTATTTTAAAATTTAAGACCATGACAACAACAACACAAACAATCCACCAAGCAATGCAAAATTGCAACAGTAAAGAAGAAAAAAAACAACTTCTTAAATCTTTGAGCATCCAAGCAAAGGAGGCTATTGAGTTAGGAACCACAGAAGAAGCCACCGTTAACTCCGTTTTAATTTCCTGGCTTACCAATGAAGAGCATCAAGAATTTAACGGTTTTTGGGAATGGAAGAAAAAAGGCTTTAAAGTTAAAAAAGGTGAGCAAGGTTTTTTCGTTTGGAGCAAAAAAATGAAATCTAAGGACAAGCAAAGCGAGGACGAGGACAAAGAATATACTTTTTACAGTTTAGCCTATTTATTTTCTAATGCTCAAGTCGAGCCTATAACACCAAAAGAAAATGCTTAAAACTACAGACGTACCACAGTATTTGAGGGAGTTTAACTCCCTCTTTTCTTTCATAAGCTATAAACATGATATCGCGCGCGTCTTCGACGATTTTCTAACTCTTGTTATTTGCTGTCTAGCCAGACAAACACAAGAGGACTGGTACTTGCAGACCATAAGAAAATACGACGAAGACGAAATAAATAATTTTCCAAAGCTTTTAGGACAGCTTTTCATTATTTATGATAGGGCAATCTCCGCTGGAGATTGGATAGATCCTTTAGGTGATTACTACCAAGAACTAGCTGGTAAATACAAAAAACAAGGTTTTGGCCAGTTCTTTACACCTAAATCTTTATGTGATATGATGGCTCAAATCACAGTAAATAAAAATGATTTTGGGAATACAATAAATGATTGTGCTGCAGGAAGCGGTAGAACACTTCTAGCATCTAATAACGTTTGTAAAGGTAATTATTACATAGCTCAAGACATAGACCATATGTGTGTTAAGATGTGTTGTATTAACATGGCTATGCATGGTATCAAAGGCGAAGTCCTACACATGGACACCCTCCGCAACAATGCGCCTTGGAACAGCTATATAATTAACCACGATTGGCACAAAACCAAAACGCCATTTGTTTACAAACTAAAAGCCGACACTTAGTCGGCTTTTTTTATTCTGGAGGTTTACTTTCAATTGAAACAAAATCTTGTATTGTCGTTTTTTTACAATTATCACAATCACTAATTTTTGGATCAGGTAAACTCGCTGTTACATAATGATGAACTCTTTGCCAATTCTTAAAATCACTAAAATCAGGATAAGCTGGTAAAGCATGTTCAATAATTTCAGAACACCTTCTACATTTTGTTTCGTAAGTAAAAAATTGTTTAGCCATACTTAAATTTAAAAAAAATAACTGCACACAACAGTCAATAACAGCAATTAAAAAAGCTGTTATTTTGGTGTTGGCAACCATTGCTCGCTAAAGCACAAAAATTAGAAACCATATATTATGAAATACGATTTAATTGAACTAAAAACCGCAAACAATCAAAAAGTTTTAATCAATAAAGCTTTTATATCGAATATTGTTGAAACAAGTCCAAACTCAAAGCAATGCGTAATTGCTGTAAATGATATTCATATAAAGATTAATGAATCTTTTGATGAATTAAAGTTACAAGTTTACGGTAGAGTTTAAATCCATAAATCTAATAATTGAATTAAGAGCCTTCTTAACGTCTTGACAATTTTTGCCTTTAATTAATGGTTGAATACTCGAAACAATGTTTTGTTGATTTTCTGATAAATGTTCTTCGTGAACATCAAAATTTACTTTAAAGTTTGACATAATATTTTTATTAATTGGATTCAATCACTTAAAAACGGTGGACTGAATAAACCGTAATCTGAATCATAAAAGCGCAACTGTTACGCTGGACTGACAATCTGTGTGGTTAATAAAAAACGGTTGCCAACAACGCCTATAATTAATTGCTAGGTCACTTCCGTCTTACGAAAATTCCGCTGGAATTTTCTATCTGTGATTTATTTGCTAAATTAGTTGCTTAACCACGCAACTAACCATAGCCAAACACGTTGACGGTAATGTCCTAAAGGCACGCATCCCTACGTTTCTTAGTGCATCTACAAGCCCAACGGTATCGACCACAACATTTTGTCATTTCATTCATATAGTCAATGTGTTCTTTTTCTAAACTCTCGGTATGCTCATCACCGTCAACGGTCAGTGAATTGCTATGCATCACCTTTGGTATTTTCTTATTTTCTTTCATAATTTCTATATTTTAGTACACTGACAGCCAACAAAGGATATACACAATAGATGCACAGCAGATGCACTTACTCTGTATGCTGCGCATCCAAAGTGCATAATCCCTGACCGTTATATTTAATTTTCTTTTTCCCCACCACTCAAACGCTCGAATATCACAATTGCCAATTTTAACCATTTAGGCATGTCCTTATTTGGCTGGGTTTGGTTCTTAATACTGTTGTAATTTAGTTCGGTTATATCTGCAATGTCTTGGTTATTTAATCCAAGTGCTTTTTTCATTGCTTTAAATCTATCGTGCCAATTCATATAAAATGGAATTTACAGTAACTAAATGAAGCTGTAAAGCTTCTTTTAAAATCGCCATTTGGATAAAACTGGTCTATCCAACAATAATCTTCGTAAACAGAAGATACAACCCCTTCATTTAAGAAAGAGCTGAATCCTACTGCAACTTTTACTTTATCACCAACTTTCGGCTTGTTTCTAAAAAATCTCATCCTATAAAGTTTTTACCATCTTTAGTACAAAACCTTTCTACTTCACCACTTTTTAAATAGCAGTCATAAGAAGTTCCGTTATTATCAACGGAAACTATACCGCCTATAATTTCATTTACTTTAAAAATTCCTTTTAATAATCTTGTGTTAATTTGAGCGTACATAATTTTATTTTTATCGTTAAACATATTCAAAAGTAATAAATAAATTACTTACTACCAAATAAAAGTAATAAAAATGTTACTTTTTATCAAAAGTAATTTGCCAACGCTCAAAGAAAACTAAAATATAACAACGTGTATAGTTCAGTTGCCTAAGCAAGTTTGTGAAGAGGGCAACCGAAACCATACACAAACCGTTGTCTGCAATTAAAGATAATCATTCTTTTACGAAATCTTCGGTAAGTAGGTGAGTGACATACTGATCCTCATCTACTAAAACTAAAATATCATTTTCTAATTTCCAAAGGCTACCAGCATCTACTTCTATACCTTCAATACTGGTAAGGTCTGTTTTGTTACGATACATGTTGCGGCTGAATTAAGTTCTGTAACGTGTTAAAATCCTCTTGAGTAAATTGGTTTATAATACTCATTCCTTGCGTTACCAACTTAGAGTTGTGGTAATACGCATTACGGTCGCTTGGCTTATTGGCATAGTCTGTAGAGAGCCAAGCCTCTAACATGTTCATCACCTGGCACTGTATATCTGCAGGTGCATTAAACTTAATTTCTTCTAGCCACTCTAATAAAGCAGCAAATTTGGTTTTGGTGGTATTTTCTGTGAACATAACGAAAATATTAAAAAGGCGAAGCCCACCCTTAGGTGTGTTCACACAGTCTAGGACTGGATTTCCTTCGTTTCCTTAGGATCACCGTAGATGAGCTTCTATCGTAAATAAGATGTTTCGGATTTCTCCTAAACTATGTGAACAAAGCAAACATAATAAAAAAAAGTATGCAATGTGCAATTGCATACTTTTTATTTTATGATGTTCACTATAAGTGAATTTTTATTCGGTCTTTCTTCTCAAAAGATAATGATATACGTTTTGACCACCAACAGAAATAGCATAAGCTTGTACAAATTCAAAACCGTGTTTACTCATATAGTTTAAAGCATCAATCATAGAGTTAAATATAAGTTTATCACCATTTTCATCTTTTAATTGAAGCTCTTTACCAGACCCAAAATCTTTAACTTTCTGTCCAAAATCTAAAGAAATAGTAAGTTTCCTACTAAAAGCTTTATGAGTTCCTAATATCTGTATATACTCTGCATCTATGTCTGAAATAGGTATGTCATTAACAGTTTGACTTGAAGCTGATAAAAAGGAAATGAAAGCAAGAATTAAAAATAGTTTTTTCATATCGTATTATTTTATTGATTAAAGAAAATTTTAATTTTTATCGTGGTCCAATTAGGACTAATGTTTCTAACAGAAACAAATGAGGTATAATCATTTCTGATGATATCGAATACTTCATCAGAATCATCATCACTTATATATCCAATTTCCATTCCATCACACAAAACTCTTATCGCAGTATCTGAATATTCGTTATCTACATCGTGTTCTAACGTAATGGGATAATGCAACTTACAAAAGTTTAAAATTGTAGTCATTCTATCTTCATACGTTATACCAACAATTTCATATTCATCGTAATGAGTATATTTAGATAGATCATATTCTACTTTTCTTTCATAAGTAGTAGATTTACTTTGTGTATGTGAATTATCTGTTCCTACAGACATCATAGCTATAGCTATTATAATACCTATAGCACAGATTATAAAAAAGAAAGTAAGCATTTCAAAAGTGTTGGTGGTAGACCACTAATATACAAAACTATCCCACAACACCATCCAATCCAGTTGGCAGGTATTCGCGTTCGTATTTAACGAGCTTCGTCCATTTTTTACGATACATAAGGTATTTAAAAGCATCACTCATATTGGTACTCTGCAATGGTAATTTGTTTACTGGTAAACTTTCAGAGCTCTTGTCTTTTTTTATGTACTTAATACCTGTACGAGATTCTACACCAATAACAATCTTACTGAGTTCTAAGCTACTTTTTAGCTCTCTACATTGGTAACGATCTATTAAAAGTATTGGTAAACCTTTAGTCGTTTCCTGAAGGACTTGCTTTATAAAAAAATGTTCCTGGCTTTGACGAATATTACCTTGCTCTCTACTCATTAATACCACATTCCAACCTGTGCTTTTACCATTTTCATCGTACTCTATGTGCTTTCTTACTTCAGACGCCCAATCTCTACCACTAGACTCGTACTGATTACCAGAACGATCATAATACATATAGACCGTTCTATTAATGTGAGGTGACCAGTACTCTCTAAACTTTTTACCAAGCTCTGCAGAGCTTTCAGGAATAAGCGTATAGTGATTTTTGAGACAGCGGTAATACTTACCTTGTTCCTGGGCAACGACCATAGATATCATCTTACCAAAATCTACACCAATATCTAATGGTGCGTGTGGGTCCCAATAGCGTAATGATTTACAGGTGATTTTCTCTTGGAAGCCTGTTTGCCTTTCAATTTCATTAACAATACCATCATCATAGTAATGATGTTCGCCTAAGCCTACATAAAAACGTTCGCCTTCCTCTAGCTTACTTTTAAAAGTAAGTACAGATTGCTTAAACTCTTCCCATCCTAGTTTGTCTAGCTGTGACATAACGTAGCCATTGTCTAAGATGTCTAAATTCACCAAACTACTTACCATCATAAAAAAAGTAGTGTCTTTACGGGCTTTGTACCATTTTACCATCCAACGCTCACGTTGTTTGATGTATTTTTTTAGCATTCCTGTATTTCTCAAATCATAAGCACGCTTAATCTTGTGATTAATTTCATTAAGAATGGAACCTGCCTGAAAAGCGGCTTTGATTTTTTCCATATCCATTAAATCGCGATTGTCCAGGATCCAATCATGATTCTTTTTGGATATGTTTGGTAAATCTGTAGTAAAGGTAGTGCCACGATAAAACGGTGAATGCCTTACCTGAGGATGGCCACGAAGCGCAGGACTAATAATATCTAACACTTTCTTATCAAAATACTTTACTTCATCACCAAATAAATGCTGAATAGAGTCACCTGCCAAACCAGATGGTTGGTCTAGACTTCCTAATTTGAAAATACAGCCATTAAATATTGATATGGTATTCTTATACGTCATTATTGGAGTATAAGGAATATCGAAATGCGACGGAGGTCTATCTTCAAGCACGTAGTGGACACCTTCTCGCCAACCGAGATACTCTCTCCAGCCCTCTACAAGCTTTGGAAGTACCTTATCCTTTGCATTTACAAACGTGTCTGCGGCAAAACCTAAAACCGACCTTGGCATATCGTACACAACCTCTTGAGAACGGTCTGCTACAATTCCGGTAGTTTTTCTGGTACCACGACCAGCTATAATATTTAAGTCCTTTGGTGCTATAAAAGCTACCATTTGGTCTAAAAAAGTACCATAGCGAAGCTCTACATTATTCTGATGGTTCTTCATAACGCGGATCTTCTTCTTTTTCTAAAAATACTTTCATTGGTAATGCTCCAGCTTCACGCTTAATGATATCGCGCTCTAGCTCTGTAAGCTCTGGTAATTTATCTATAAAAGCAGCTATTTCGCGCCTATCTGCTTTTGGTATACCAACATCTTCAGGATTCATGGTATAAAGCTTAAACGGACGTTTAAACAATTCTTCAGGTAGATCTTCCATATCTGGCTGGTCTAACTGACGAAGCTTTCCTAAATCTGCTATCATTTTACCCACTTTAGAAGCGTCTGCAGTGTCTTTCATGGTTTGAATAGCAAATGAAATAAGCTTTTCCATTTTTTCGGCATAGATATTTCTCCAAGCTGCTTTACTAATAGTCGTATCGCAGTAGAAATATTCCATGGCTTGATTGTAGAGTTTATTGGCAAAATACCTGGAATAACCATCTACTTTAATCAAATGATTAACGATATGGTCCTTACTTGGAAAATTTTTAAGACGTAAGTACATGCCACGTACTTTTTCCATCTCTAGCATGTATAGCATTGTGTCTGACGTATCTTCACCAGGAACACCATTTTCTACAAAATCATAGATTTCATCTAGCTCTATATCTCTTAAATCTTTACTCGCCATAGAAGATGATGGATTTTATATTTTCTACATGCTTTTGCTCTTTAATCTTTTCAAACTGTTGTACTGCAGTAATGTTACCAGACCTGGCATTTTGAGACAACTTATCACTAATCTCAAAATCGGCCTGAAGACGCCCACGCTGTATAGCAGTCCATATCGCAGAATCTTCAGTAGTGGCTTCTTTACGAAAGGCGCTTTTTTTCATACCTACGTATATGGCCATTTCGTCGTAGCTATAATTAACAGCTGCCAAACGCTCTATGGTTTGCTCTAGGGTGAGCTCTGAGAGGTCTTGTGAGTTTGTTTTGTTGTCTTCAGTCATTACTTTTGAATACTAAATAAGTGCTTATATGATATTTTCTATCATTGAGAAACATGTGGATATTTTTTTCTAAGTTCTGAAGCTTCTAAAGAAATGTACCCTTGATTTACCAACCTGTTATGCTCTTCTATCCATTGTTCAGGCACTTGCAGCTCTGCGTTTAGATAACGTATTATAGCTTCTTTTAAATCTTCTTTTCTTGAGAAATGATGTATTCTTTCTGGAATGATTCCTTTTGGTAACAAATGATTTGACATCCTAATTGTATTTTAATTATTCTACCAAAGACAACAAATAGTCTACTTGATTTTCAGCATCCTCAACCGTTTCACCAACATCGTCTGAAAAATTTTAAGGGTTTTTACGCCATTCAGTATTGTACTTATGTTGCGCTTTAATTAATTGTTCTCTTGTGTAAGTCATGATTATTCAATTTTAATTATACTTCCATTAATCGCCTTATGTCTAATTTGCACCTCGGTAATTAATTTTTTACGAAACGCAAATAAATTGGCGCAATTGGCAAATAGATATTGTTCGTAATATGCATTTTCGGACCAGTTGCCTGAGCCTTCAATAACATAGTGAGCGTCTTTTGTTTCTATAAGGCATACCTTGGCATGTACCCAAGCGAATAACACATTTATATTAGCGTACTCACGATTAACTGCAGCGAGCAAATCTGTTGTCACTGGATTGCGCCTCAGCAACGTGTCGCTAACTAAAAGCGTTATTTCATCCACCAATCCGTTTTGATGCAACTCCACTAATGCATTTATCACTCGTTTATTAATAGAGTAGGTGGTAGCATACAAATGTTTTGCTGTTTGATGCTCTAAAACCACCGGAATAAACGTAAAGGCATTAAAGGAGTTATCACTCTGTAAGAAAAAGAACTCTTCTCGCTCAGGGAGACGTTTCAAGTCTTTTTTTACAGCGGCAACTTTTTGGTAATGCGCTGCCAGGTATTTAGAAACAAAACTTCCAGAAGATGATGACTCAGGCACCTTTTTAGCATCATTGTCTGGAAGTGTGAAAAATTTATTCAAAGAACTAGCTTATTTTTTCTAATCGAGCATCTACAAGGTTTAACTCATCTTTCCAAGTCTGCAGCTTTTCTCCAAACTTATCCTTTGCTTCTCCATCGTCCATTTTATCAAAAGCTTTCTGATCTCTACTAATGTAGCTACGCAGATTTTTTTGACGCTTAGTTAACTCAACCGTTCCCAAAGCATTAACTGCTTCTTCTAGCATCTTTTCTGCAAAAATTGGATGCTTACCTAAGATTTGTTTGTGCTCTTGGTAATGCGTCAGCTCATCATGGCAATCTAAGTTGAGTTTAAAATCTGCTACAACCTTGTTAGCTATAGCATAAATCTCTTCATTAGAAACACCTGCTTCTACCAAAGCCTTAAGCTCTTCACGTCCTTCTTTCCAGTTAATATAAGCTGAAACCATCTTACCTGTAAGAGTGTGGAATTCATCCGGACAATCATCATCGTTTAAGAATGGATAAAGCTCTCTGATTTTTAAACCTTGTTTTACGTCCTCAGGAGCAGCAGATAGCGCCTCTGTAAACGCAGTTGCTAATTCTTCTTGAGTAGGTTCTTTTGGAATAAAGCCATCTATAAAAGCAATAAGATCTACTTTCTTTTGGCTTGTAGGCTCTACACCTAGAGCTTCAGATATATTTTTTGCTAATGGCTTTAACTCAGAATTGTAGTTTAATTCCTCAAGGTTTACCTGTTTTAGTCGCTCTACAATTTCTTCAGGAAGCTCTACAATAACGTCTAGGTCTTTAACTTCTTGCTTGTTTGCAGACACAAGTTTCTTAACCTCGCGATCTGTAATACCACAAAGTTTCTTAAGGTCGTATTCTAAGCCTTCTAGGTTTACAGGCGAATACATTGCGGCATTATAAAAACGCTTTTGCGATGGTGTGGCACCATCTAATTCCTTTAATTTTTCAACCAGACCTTTATAACGCGCTTTTGGCGCTTTTGGGTGACTGGCCAACAGTTCTAACACTGCATTTTTGTCTTTAGTTTTCATACGTATGTATTTAAAGTTTTATCTCTAGAGACTGCAATGTAATTGCAATTATTGGGTGTTGCTGTGACATGGTTACACCACAAAAAAAAAGTCCTGCATTACACAGGACTTTTTCAACTCAAAATTAAAAAAACTAACAATCAACTAACTTCTGTTTTTTTCTATTAAATACATGGTCGCTCCATTGTCAAACACTTCAAAAGAAATGGTTGCATTTTCTAAAGCTGTCCAATCTTGGTCATCATTTAATAGTACTGTAGCACCAGTAGCATCACCAGAACTTAAGGTCGCAGGATCAGCACCACCAGAACCAATTAAGGTTACTGTATCACCATGTACCAAATCGAATGTTGGTATGGTAATCGCAGCTGTAGTATCTAAAGCCTCTACCTTGTATTGGTAGCCTGTAGCCGCCAACATATCTATAGATACATCTGTAGCCGCTGGAGCAGCTGTTGGGATGTTACCGTTATAATGTGCAGGAACAAAGCGTGTGCCTTGTATTTGCTCAAAGTTAAAGTTGAAGCCTCTACCATCTTTATCATCCATAAAGTCACCTTTCATTCTTAAAGGTGCACATGGTGTACCATACATTCTTTTTGAGCTGTCTGCACAGTTACCATAAAAAATAACAAGGTCTTCACCTAGGTTATTTTGGTAAAACTCATGCGCTTCTAACTCATCACCAGGATGCGTCGCTTCAAACTTTTGCTTTATCTGTTCTTTATCTACATCTCCTTCAGTAGCAAAGTTTGGTTTTTGGTTTACACCTGTCATGTAAACTGATATAGCAGTTTTACCTGGCTTCATAACTAAATCGCCAACAGCTAACACACCTTTAGCGTTTCTAGCTGGCCATGTTAAGACATCTTTTGTTCTTACAATATGAACATTAGGATCCTTTGGTGTAGATGCACCTGCACCTGCAGTAGCTGGTTTATTTACGTCTTGAAATTCGTACATAATTAAAATATTTTAAGAGCCTCGACCTAAGCCGAGGCATTGATTATACATTTACTTAGGCGATAGTTCTTGCAACTTCGGTCCATACACCATCTACCTTAACAAAGGTGATGTTATCAGCAGCATTGGCTAATACAGCTTGTGAAGCCACTTCTATATTACCAGTTACATCATTGATAGTTACAGCACCACCAGCACCACCATTCACTTTGATTTGCTGACCTTCAAAACCTTCTAAGATTTCATCTAAAGTATTAGCGCCACCACCTGCAAAATTAAATTCGGTACCTTCTGTAGCATCAATAGAGTCTACATATGTTGCTGGCTCTTCATCATTTGAAGGCGCCTCAGTAGTACGTGATATTTCTGTTAAGGTTAAATCGTCATTGACAAACAACGTCAAAGTACCTCCTGAAGAAAGCGCAAAGGTGCTATCTAAAGTCATGTTTCCGGTACTTACCACATTTCCAGAAACACCAGCTGTACCTCTAAGCTTTACAACTTGCCCTGCATATGTACCTTTAATATCAGTAATATTAGTAGCCCAATCTGCTGCTACTTGTACTGTAGAATAAGGAATGGTAACTTCTCCTGTAGTGTCATCGTAGATTTGCACAAAACTATCGTGTAAATAAGGAGGCATATTTGCCCAAACCGTTTGCACTTTAAATGCAGCAGGATCTTCATCTTTTACCTTAGTACCAATATGCTTAAATCTTACACCAAACTTGTAGTCACCAAAGATGTAAAGAATACGCTTAAGCATCTCGAAATGCAATAAGGATTTTTCACCAGGAATATTCTCTAACAAATCAATATTATTATCATCTGTGATAAACATGAAGTCTGAACCTTCTAAATCTCTTAATGGATAGAATCTAATGTTTGGATAGTTTTCGATTTCCATTAGCTTTTCGCCTGTGTAATCATTATCTAAACCAAACAGTTGACGTTTACGAGACTTGTATTTTCTTAACCAGGAAGGTGATAAGTAAAATACTAAACCATCTTGGTTTTTATCTTCTTCTTTAAGGTTTGCTTCAATAACTTCTGGTACATGGTCTACAATATTTTGCGCTGTAGGTGCAGCGACATTAGCCACTTTGAATTTTTTATCTATCCAAAATGCTCTCCATAACTTATAGATAATACCATCACCTCTGTTAATTGCTCTACCTGCTACCTCAGAAGTATCTGGAGTTTTTACATACACACCATTAATAGCTACCTTACGGTCTTCTTGACGTGCTTTTTTCATTAACTCAGAGATTAAGTAACGTACAAAGCTCATTTTATAAGCTTGAGAGCCTTCCTTATTGTAAGAAGAAATCCAAGACGTTAATAAATCTTGTAAGGTGTAACCAGCAAATTCTAAATCTATTTGCACTGGGAAAATTTGCGACTCTTCTGGCTGATTCATTTGCTTACCTTTTGGTAACCAATTCTTTTTACGGGCTTGCGTTACTTCGCCAGAAACAATATTACCATCTGCAATTTTATCTACAACGTTGGTAATAACTTTCCAAAATGGAGGTAAACCTGCATTATCGCGCTCTAATGAGTTAAGGTCTGCATTAACCTCGCGTACATATAAGTCTGCATCATCATTTAATTTTTGAACTTCTACTTTTGATAAAGAACCAACATTAAAGTCTTTAATTAAACCTGCTGCAGCTTGGTTCCATGGTCTGTCTTCAAAGGCATCCCACGCTTTACCTGTACCTAAAAAGTGTGTTTTACTATGCATATTTTTTAAATTATCGCGTTTTCCTGAAGCTAATGGAGAGTCTACTTCTGGCTCTTTCATTAATTGCTCAATCATTTTATCAGTTTTCTTATTGTGCTCAATAAGTCCTGCTAAAAGTTGCTTCATATCAGGATCTGTTGTAGCTTGAGGATTTTCTGCAGCCTGTTCTGTATCTTCTTGAGATAAGCCATGAGCTAAAAGCATTTCCATAGCTTCCTTTTTTAAATCAACTAATTGTTGATCTTCACCATCATCATCTTTGGCCATGTCTGCTAATTCTTTGTTCATAGCGTCTACAACCTCAGATAGTTTTACTTTTTCGCCTAAAGTATCTTGCATGCTTTGAAGGTCTTTTTCTGATAAGTTTAACTTACCATCTTCGATTAATGATTCGGCTTTTAAAAACGCTAGCATAAACGCGTACATAGCCTGAAATTTTTTAAACATAATGTTTCTGTTTTGGGTTATTAATTAATTTATACTATACGCTTCTGCCAATGCATTTGCTACTTGCATGGCTTCTATCATATTGCCTTGTTTGTTAATCATACCAATTCTAATGGCATCCTCTGTACCGAACGTTCGTCCGGTTAACACACCTTCTTCTTCAATTAGATTTGGATGTGCAGCTTTTACGGCTTCCTGAAATTTTATAGCCATAGGTGAGAGGTGCATTTTCCTTAGCATCTCTTTTCCTTTTTCCTCATCTTCTTTAATAGCACGCCAAATTTCATTTTTGTGTTTGGACTCTTCAGGATAGACTTCATGGATTTTTACACCCATTTCTTCGTAATATTTAGTTGCATCCATCCAAGAGCTCACTACACCAATACTACCAAACCTTGCTGAAATATTATTATCTGCCATTTGATAATCTGCTATGGCATCAGGTATCCAACGATGAAGACTTAACGATGCGTCACAAAGCGCAACGATTGGCTTCTTTTTTCGTTTTGCAAAATCTATAAACGATGGTATTGCTGAAACAGCACCACCAGGACCATCTATATAAGCTACTATAGACTTTACATTTGGTATGTTATTAAGAAAATCTAATTGCCATATCACTTCATTGGCACCAAGCATCCACCAACTGCTATATTTTGTCATTGGACCAACCATATTAATAGTAGCGATTGTACCTTCTGGTATTTCGTCTACATTACGAGGTGCTATACGTACATAATCTGAATTGAAAAATGATAGAAGCTGACGTTCTTCTTTTTCACTTGATGATGATTTTGCATGAGGATCTAAATGCTGAAAGAAATGACCTAGCTGTAAAAGTCCTGAATGACTTATCAACCATTGACCAGTTAAAATTTCATTTAAAACCGTTCTATTATCTATAAATTGACCTGAAAATGTATTCATACAACAAATAAAAGGAAGCGCCTTTGATATTGCTGTGACATGGTTTTTGACTATTTTTGGAAATGGTCGTTTTAAAAATACTTTTTTTTATAGCCTGTTGGCTTATAGGCTTATGGCTAGTGACTGGTAGTAGTGATGAATTTTTAAGATGATTTCTTAATCTTTTAACCAACGCTTTAATCTGCGTTTCTCACCATCAGATAAAGCATCGAATTGAGACTGGTTAACCACACAATCTTCTGCTTTATTTACTGTTGTAGTTGGTCTATTGTCGTTAGCAGGTTGCTGATCTATAGTAATCGTAAGGCTATCTGATTTTTTTATCTTTTCAAAATTATTATTAATAGCATTATAGATGCTATTCTCTACAGTGTCTTTATCAATAGCTTTGTCTATTGTAGGTTTAAGAATTTCTACGACAGACTCTGAAGTAATTTTTGTGACTTTGTGACCAACAAATGCACCTACAATAAAAATTATTACTGTAATAATGAGGTTTTCCGTAAGGTTTTTCCAATTAACTTTTATCATGATAATCTATTTTTTCATTTGAAAGTGAGGTACATCAACAAAACCATCTTTAATATTGTTTTTATTAAAGTCGCCACCCCATACATTATCTGGATGCAAGCTTTCCCAATAATCACCTAATGGTTTTATTTTATGAAAATCGTAAGTAAGCTTTCCGTTTATAAAAAAATTAAAATCTACAGCCAAACGATCACCATGACTTGAATACAATACTTTGCTTAATTGTTTGGATTTCACCAGGCGAATGCCTAAACTACCTCCGCGCTCTACTTTATAACCAAAATAATTAAGCAACATTTGCGAGTTTGTTCTATGCGCTTCTCCAAAGGTCATTTCTATTTCTAATACATCGTAAGCATAATTGATTAAACAACCAATGTTTCTTGTAAAGATGCGCTGTGTTTGGCTCAGGCTCATACTATTTTCTTTTTTTAAACCATGATTTTAGAAACATTCTCCAGCTGCCATTATAAAATTTGTTAACGGCATTAATCTTAAGCATCGTTAGAAAGTATATGATAACAACAGCACTACTAACAATACTTAAAAACTGTGGCAGTATAGGTAAAGTGAGTAGGTAGATAAATGCTACACTTATTGATTTAATCATTGATTCGCTCATTTTTTGATTTATCCTTAGTTTCTAAACCTACTTTTTTACGCGCATAGTCTGCAATGGCTAACGGTTTTGCAACTGCTAACACACCTAGAGAAAGAAATAATATGATTATCCCTATTTCATCCCACGTCATTGTTTTGAAGTCTGCTATTATGATGCTGTAAACAACTCTGCCAAGAATTGCAATACCTACCAGGAACAATACATATTCCCAAACACCATACTTTTTTAAAAAAGTTTCTCTGATTTTATCCATGCCTTTAAATTTTTATTACTTCCCTCAAAGCAATTAATAGCAATATGAATCAAAGATATTTTAGTGACTTTGATATTGCTGTGACATGGTTTAGGCTGAATGGTAGTATAAGCTTCTGGTAGATGTTTGGTTTTGCAACCTAGAAAGGCTATGGTTTTTTTTTAAGGCATTATAATACATACGTCTAAGGCTTTCGGGATCTAATTCGGTGTCATATAAATTATGAAGCTTCATAAACTCATTAATTGCTGTATTTACAGCATTTAAAGATGATGATCCTCTAACATAGCCTTTTATATATTCTACTGCAGACAATCGGAACATACTTTCTAATAAGTCGTTGATAATAGTAACGTGCTCCGTTAAAAGTTCTAATACTTTATAATTATGGTCTGTCTTAGCGTGAAACGCTCCTTCTTTTATACCATCTTCTGTTATTCTTAAAAAAATAGAGTAGCAGTTGGTCCTTTTTTTGTAAGGTACAGCTGAAGCTTCAAAAGTTTCTATCATTTGCCCAAGCAATGAGGAGCGTGATACTTTTGCTAGCTTCACTTTTTTTCCTTCTACATCTGCTTGTATTTGGCCATGTAGTTCCTGGAACAAAAAGCTTATTAAATGTGGTCTTATATTTACTACTACTAGTTTTTGCATTTAATTATGTATTAAAGTTTTCTTTTTACTTGCTACCGTTCCATTAGTGCCACCTGATGGTTCTGTATCACCACCTCCAGCAGCTACAATACTATAAACAATTGTTAAACTACCTTTGTTACCATCGGTGTCACTATGCTCTAACAACACATTGTAGGTACCAATAGTATTAACATCTACAGTGTCTCCACCAACTGTTGCTGTACCACTACCATCTTCTACATCTGTCCAGGTGCCTGTTGGTGGTATGTACGTGCCTCCTTGCTCTATTGTGGTTGGGTTGGAGTCGGTACGCGTGATTTGTGGTATATTTATAATTTCACCATCTACCTGGTTTAGATATTCTTCTAGCCACGTATAACCACTTGGTGCTATATCGTTATGATCTTCACCATTTGGCACATTAGCAGTAAACCATGATTCAGGTATATGACTATTATTTACATAGAAACTACCGTCTCTACTGTTTGAAGTAAAAGCAGTAACATTGTAACTTCCACTTGTTAAAGGTGTATTGTAGTTACCTAAAGAAACTTGATTTATATAGTCTGCATCTTCTACATCTAAATTATTGCTAATACTACCATCTGCATTTAATCGCGCGTTGCATCCGACATCTGCTAATACATTAGTTTTTGCAGTATCTACATCTAAAATCGTTACAGCTCTACCTAATAAAGCGTGTTGTGTGTCTGTAAAGTATTCAGATTCTAACTGATCGCCTTTATTCCTTGTACCTTGTGGTGTACTTGTACCATCTATAAAATGCTTCCAAGCTAAAGTGTTGTCTGCATTCATTTCTGCTAGTGTAGAAGTTAGCGGACTACTAGGACTTGTGCCTTCTATTTTATTGCCACTTGTATATATGTTTGGATAACCAGTTTCATAGCTAAACATGTGCAACCTATCATCTGTTATCCCTGTAGTGTTGAAATGATAATAATTACCAATATGATTAAGGTTATGACCGTTTCCATTAACTCTAACCAATCTACTTCCTACATTCCAAACCACATTATTTATAACTTCAACATTGGCATTGTCTCCAGAAGAATTAGGAAATCTATGGCTGTTGTTATAGAATAAATTAAAGTTGAAACTAATATCACCTGTTGTTACAATACCAGAACCACCACCAACAATAGAGCCTTTAGAATTTTCACCAAACAAACAACGTTGTATTGTTAAATTATCCATTAAATTGTTAATAGTGGATTCGTACCAACTTGCACCTTCATCATCGCCAAACGCAAAGGAGCAATGATCCCAAATCTGATTTGTTGCACCACCTCTAACAGTTACACTATCATCACCACCATCAACACCGCCTTTAAATCTTATGTATCTCACAATGATGTTATCTGCACCAGATATAAAAACTCTTTCACCATCAATCGTTATTCCACCTTCGGGTGCTGTTTGTCCAGCAACGGTAAGATTATCTGTAAAACCTAAAGTAGATGTAATATTTATAATACCACTAACATCAAAAACAATTGTTCCACCACCTGCACTATCGGCATCGCTTACAGCTTGTCTTAAACTACCTGTACCGCTATTGTTTAGATTAGTTACATGGTACACTCCAAGGCCTCTACCTCCTGTTGTGTATGCACCAGCACCATAGGCTGTTGGAAACGCTAACTGTTGTCCATAAGTAATAATACTGAACAGTAGTAATACTGTATATATGTATTTCTTCATCAGTTTTTAATTAGCTCTATGTTATCAATTGAAAATTCACCACCATTGTTATTGTTGGTACCCATAATAGTAATAGTCGTTATTCCATTACCAACTATTGTATGATTAAGTACTAAATCTTGATCTGTGCCATCTAATAAAAATTCGGATGTAACGGTCATTTGCTGGCCACCTGTTCCGCTGCCTTCATAAACAAAAATTCTTGCACCATCTCTAGTAATATTTGAAACATCTAAGGTTAAAGTAACTACATCACTTGCGTTTAAAGTATCGTTTAAATCAAAAATGATAGTTTGATTGGCTGTTCGATCATAGTTGGCTGTACCAGCACTTATAGTCCAAGCTGCCTGAAGTGTTAAATTTGTGGAATCATCAAAAGTGCTATTGACTATTAAATTATTTAGACCGACTTCGCTGTAATCATTAATCACCCAATCATTAGAAGAACCCCAAATACTATCTTGAGCTACGCTACTAATACTTACATAGCCTTGTAAATCTGGTGTAGTTGTATATTGTTTTTTTGTACCATATCTATAATCTACAACATCTGTGTCTGGTATTACCTTTATTGAACTACCTGAGATATTAGCAAATGATGAAACTAGCAAAGAGCCATCATGTGTAATAGTTGGATAAGTCACTGTAACTGTATCAACTGGTGTAATACCATCAGCTCTGTAAGCTTTGATTAAATAACTTTTAGAAGCTAATATATCAGCTTCTAACATAGTATAAGTGCTATCATTTACTGTGACATAGGGTAATTGACTAGATGGTATTTTATCATCTAGTTCGTCTAAAGCTGTTTTTACGTTAGTAGCAACTAAAGAACTTCCTGAATTATCATAAGTTATTTCAGAAGCTGCTGCATCTAATATAAAGCCTAACTCACCATTAACATCATCATAAGTAACAGCGATACCTTCTTGCGGACTACTTGCTACCATACCACCTACAATGTCTTCAACTTCTTCTTGATCTAAAGACGATCCAACACTTTGCCAAGTCACCTGACCACTACCATCTGTCATAAAGACCTGACCAGCTGTGCCATCTTGTCTAGGAAACTCATAGTTACCAAAGCCTGTTTGTAAAGTGTTGCGGTTAACTGTTAGTACTGGTGTGCTAGAGCCATTAGAGCCACCATTAGCTTTAAGTATTAAATTACCGTTAATGGTTTCAAAAGAGTAGTTATCTACATCTGCGGTTTGACCAACAGGATTTTTAACAGTTACTAAAGACGCATTATATATTGGGTTTCCATCTATATTTAAAGCATCATTAACTGTTATGTTATCTACATCTATTTCAGAAAAAACACCACCACCTGTAACTTCTATATCATTTGTGACAATATTTGAAACGTTATTAATTTCGTAACCGCCTGCATTTAAATCTTCTGTTAATGGATTAGACAAGCCACCACCACCAAACAATGCAATTAAATCTCCAATCTTGGTGTAGTTCACTTTACCGTAATTTAGCGAATCCCATACCATTAACCTGGTATCAGAATCAATTGGAGATTGCTCTTCCACTTTTTTTATTTCTAATGTTCTAGTTCCTTGAGCTAAAGCTGCTACAGTTACAAGCAGCATCATTAATGTGATTAGTTGTTTCATCGTATTACGTTATATTCTAATAGTTCTAATTTTGCTTCGTTACCATCTACAGCTACAATCTGATAGGTGCATAAAGCTGATTTTCTTTTTCCAGCAGGATCCTCAGATACAAAGACTAGGAAATCGCCCTCTTCTTTATATCCTCTTTTTGTATTTCCCAAACCTTTATAGTGTAGCATTTCGCCAGCACTTACCGTTTGCATTTCGCCTCTTAACCAATGCCAAAAGCGTGTTAAAAAGTTTTCTCTTTGTGTTATTTGTATAATCATTATTCTGGTATTGGTTCTATTCTTAGATATCTGTGTACTATAAAATTCGCATCATCACTTGTATCACCACCCATCCATTGAAATTCAGTCCAGATAATATTATCATTTCTTTTATAATTAAAACCGTAATCGTAAGGCTCGAACACTTCTGCATTTTGCGCAGAAATATTATCTGGATGCTTTATATAATTAAAGGATGAGTTATTAATACTTGCTACTAGTATGTTTTGAGCACTAAAGCGTTCATATAAAAAATTAAGTGCCTGAATTATTTTATTGAATTCAGACGCGAGTGCCTTATTAGCACCAGGAACTGCAGCTAAGAGTTGGGTTCTTTCCCAGCTATCTTGTTTAGTACCTATACTTAAAGGAAATGGATTGTCTGTAGGCATGGCTATAGTAAATTGTAAAAATTAATAGGAAACTCTAAAGGAAAACCGAAACTGAAACTACCGTTTGTAAAACCATAAGAAAACATACTTTGACAGGTGTATGTGATTTGAGTCGTTTTTTCGTTACTACTCATTTTTACTTTTGGTTCTGAATTTTGGTTATAGTCATTACGGCCAAAAAACACGATCATGTCCGTGGACAGCTTAATGTAAACATACTTTACTTTAAGGTAATCGCTAATGCGTTTTGCTCTCATAGGATCGTTTGAAGGAAACTCTAGCTGTAAAGTTTGTGTATACTTTATACCAGACCTGGTGTCTTCTGCAGACTCTGATAATCTTCCTTTTGATGGTGTAAAATATACAGGTACAGCTGTACTGTTTTGAACAAGCGTATTATAGAATCCTTGAAGGCTTGGTTCTTTTGTAGGCTCTATTGTAGCAGATAGATCTATTTCTATGCCACAGACATGAGGTAATACTAAAACTTTCTGCGTAAGGTCCACTGTATGAATAGGTTTATCAAATATAGTTAAAATTTACATATAGTGAATTAATAAGTTTACAAAAAGTGAACTTAATATCTCTAGTGCCTTTTTTCCAAAAAAAACTGTAATTCTGTAATTGATTTCCAAAACACTTGATTTTACAGGCTTTTTATAAGCACAACCGTTTTGTAATTACCACTGATTAGAAAAATGTGATTTTGTAATTTATTTTATGATTACAGAATTTTTGTAATTCTATTACAAATAGAATATCAATTCTGTAATACAGAATCTATTGATTTTAAAAGGCTAAACATGATTAGTTACAGAATTACAGTTTTTTTTTACTAGAACATTATTGAAAGGGTAAAAGGGAAAAATTAAAGGCTTACGTGCGTGTGTGTATAGAAAACAAAAAAGCGACCAGGAATGGCCGCTTTACTATTGCGCTTATACAGCTGCACTAAAAGACACTATCTTCTGCAGTGCTTCGTTATCTTACTTCTTAGTTTGCTGTATTGCTCTTAATTGTTTTTTTGTTTATCTAAAACTCATCATCAGATAGGTCTTCGCCTAAATCGTCATTGTATTCTTTTTCTGAGTAGTTCATTACCACATCGCATAAGTTGCAACGCTGAACGTCTGGAAATGTGTAATCTTCTTTGTCGTGGTAAGTTCCTTCGTTATGTGGGCAGTCGTCTGGATCCATAATTACTTAGTATTTATATTTAAACATTGATCTAATGTTGCCTTGCCTTTTGATTTGTCTACCAGATCAACACAGGCTAAGGTTATTTTTAAGATGTCTTCGCTTAACTTAATGTTATTAATTCTTAAAGCGATATCTACGTAGTCTAGTCTTTCTTTTGGTGTCATAGTATTTGATATATGCGTTGTTACTCACAATTAAAAGTTTTTACCACCTTACTTTTTGGTGGCCTGCTGTTTGTTTTATCCATTTCTATTAATTTTTCTGCACTTTCTATTGTTTTGTGTGTGTTTACAGGCAATCTATTTTCGCTTCGTATTTGAAACCAAAAAGGGTAATACCATAAACGTTTTTGCACTTCAAAACCACTAAAATTATCTGTTACAATTCTGTATTGTCTTTTACATATCTTCATAATTACAGTTATTAATTAATTTTTGATTCAACTACTTTACAACAGTCAATAACAGCAATTAAAAAAGCTGTTATTTTGGTGTTGTAAACAATTAATTTAAAACCCACTCAAGTTCCTTAATCCTTGCTTGTAAAATTTCAACTTCTTTTGTGTGTATTTGTTTACTACGGTTATATTCTTCAAACTCTTTTTTTAATTTGGAAAGTAAATTAATACGTTCCTGTATTTCTTCAACACGTTTTAAATTAACAGTCCCCTGTCGGTTTACAACACCGTATAACTTCAATTGCTTATCCTTTTCACTTTGTAAACGCCTATATTCCTCGTGAAGTAAGGTGTATTCTCTTTTTAACCTTGAATAATCATCAGCCATTTCTTCTCGGCTCATTGTTGGTTCTGCTGTATCTCTTGTTTTCATATTTACTAATTTTAGTTATTAATCCACGCAACTGAAAGTTATACAATCACGTTGTAAGTAATTGACACCCTACAGTTTTAAAATTCTACTTTCTCTTTACTACCATTTACAAACACAGGATCGTAAACATAGCCTTCGGCATTATTGTCTGTGATGGTTACGCTGCCTTTTTTATGTGATAGCTCAACTTTAGTTCCTGGTACCTTAATGATCTGGACCATGCCACCCCAAAAAAAAGTGATGGTATCATCCTTCCGGTGAAACTTAAATCGTTTTTGAGTCTTTACACCTTTGCATGTCATAGATTTTAGTTTAGCGTTCATATTAACCTTCCGTTAGTTTTTTAGACTTTGAAATGTGTTCATTCATCTTGCTTACAAATCGCGGACTTGTAATAAGCAGCTCTACTTCTATGAGCTCTTCAGGAGAACAGGCGCTTAGAAAACGCTCTGGTGTTACATCTAGCTCAAATTGTTTTATGATTTTTGGCATATATTATTAATTATTTGCAGGTCCGTTAGGATCTGGTATCTCCATGTTTATGGATTCTTTTATCACTTGTAAGGGATAGAAATGATTTCCTGAATATTCAATCGGATCAAGTAGCTTGAACTTTAAAGACTTTGTACCTACATGATGGAAACTGTCAACAACCTTTTTGGCGATATCTGACATATTGAGCTGTGCGCTATTATCTTTTTTAGGATCCTTTGGCTTAAGCTTTATATAACCTGCCTTACTTATAAGGATGTACCACTTTTGGTTATCTTCTTCATCCTGAAAAAAACTGACTTTATCTTCTTCTTTAGGTTTTAATTTTTCAACAGCTTTACTGTTTATATAAAATGTTCCTTTAGAGGTAACTGAAATTTTTGCGAAAGTATTAAACTCTCTTCCTGATTGTCTTTCTATTAATTTTAGTTTCATGATGTTTATTTTTTTTAATGTTAATACCTGTTTTTAGAATGATAGATATAGTATGTGCTAAATCCAACACCCATAAGTTTAAAGTCATTTTTATCGGTTTCCCACCAATAAGGTTCAATTGGTTTGCATCTTGAATGTTCCTGGTTTAGCTCTTTGATTTTCGCTATTATCGATTTCTTAAATAGCTTTAATTTGAATTTACCTTCTAGTAACTGTCGGTCCATACTTTTTAAATATGCTTGTACAGCAGCTTGTAATTTATTTTTTGTCATTAGTTCATGACCATTATGAGTTAGATAATTCATTGTTTTTTGTTTTTTCAGTTAAATATTTAGCATGGTTTTCTACATCTTCCAAAAATGGACTTGAGAAAATGGTCTGCCAGAATGGTATAAAGAGAATTTTTCTACGCTCTTGTAGCAGCCATAAACAGGCTGTATGTGCTATTCTTAACCTTGTTTTTTTCATTTTTATTAAAGGATAAAGTTTTGTTTTAAGAGTTGGTCTGCAGAGTTTGTTTTGCAAGATTTGCACTGCAGCTTACATGGATTGTCCAGAGCACCATTGCTGAACAGTCTGCAGTAATGGTGCTTATCATTTTCTTGATTATTAGACTTCATTTAAAAACGTAATTGAGATTCCTGCTCCAGAACGTTTTATTAGCATTTCGTCAAAAGCATGTAACTCTTTAAAATCTAATAGTCCCTGTGTTTGATCAGCATTAAGTGACTCTTTAACATTTACTCTTATAAATGTTGGAGTATCAGGATCTAAACCATCAAACTTTTTATGACATCCAAAATCTATTTTTAGTATGCCTTGTAATTGGTCCTCAATCTTTGATTTTACTGTTGTTTCTGTTGTTGTTTCCATAAATTCTATATTTAATTAATTATTCATTTTCAAAAAGGTAAGTCATCATGCTCTTCGTCTATTGGAACTGGCTCTTTATTAAAAGCACCTGCTTCAGGTTGAGATATTTTTATTTTTCTTGGTTCATCTTTGCCTAGACTCAAACGAATCCCTTCAGCTTCACTATGGAAAATATTTATCAATGTTTTTCTTACACTTCTTTTTTTAGTGAAAATTTCATCTCTTAATATTTTGTTATTTGCCTTTTGTATACCTTCACATTCTATACTTAAATTGTTTAAATAGCCTTTAGACCCATGATAACTTATGCTGAATTTATTGCCTGTTTCTCTGTAACCTAAGGAACAAAGCAGCTCAATAAATGATGGTATAAAAATGTTTTTTAATTGTGTTTTAATCACCTGTTTTTCTGTTTCTGTTGTTGTTTCCATAAATTTTATATTTAATTGTTAATTGATATTAAATTTTGTTGCCATTTGGCGTATTAATGAGTTGTCTTACTCTTAGATGTGTTAAGAGCCTAAAGCCATGAAGGCTTATGTTCTGTCCGTGCTCTTCGTAGAGATACTTTAAAGTTTCTGCTATCTTAATAAGCTCTAGGATGGTTTCGCAATTTTGCGCCATAGTAACGAGCTCTGAGTCTGAGTATAATGGTTTCATTGGTTGATTTCTAAAAGTTCAAAATAGCTTAGTGGTACATAAACCATATCTCTACGCAGATAGTCTTTGAATTCTGTCCAATCCGTATCTTCAGATATCTGATAATTTCTGTTGTCAAACTGATTGTTAACCTGACTTTTTAACCAATAAGGTTGACCAATCTTTGGTTTTTTAATTGTTTTCCAAATTCCATTAGTGTCAAGTTCTGGCACTTCGATTCTAAAGTCTTCTGCTTTACCAAGCCGCATCTTGATAGAGACTTCTTCTACTGTTGTTGTTTCTGTTGCTGTCATAAATTTTTAATTAAATGGTAAATCGTTATCTATATCGTCTTCTGGTTTTGGTACCACTTCCTCATCGTTGACTTGAAGATCCTCTATACGTGTTTTTATGTAGAACATTTCTACTGAAGTACCATTAACATTTTGTATAATGCGCTTTTCTTTAGCTCTATAGCCTTTTACATCAGAAGGATTAAAAATCCAACCTTTGTATTCGCAATATGCTCCCATACGAGATTTAAACTTAGTCGCTGTTATTTTTCCACCAGCTTTATCTTTATAGTCCTGGTAAGCAAATTCCCTTTGAAAAAACGCATCTAGGTATAATGGATGATTTGTAGCAGTAGTTTTTAAGAAGAAGCCATCTGCCCATTCTTTAAAGCGCTCACCCATTTCACTCAATAAGTTTCGCATTTTTACATTATTCATTGGTGGTTCTACCTTATCTTCTCTTGACAGGTAAAACTTGATACATTCTGCACAGAAATTATAAAACTTATTCCACTGCATTTCATCAAAGTCTTTAAACAAAGATTTACCCTCAAAATCATCTGACACACTTCTACTTTCTCTATACTCGTCATTCAGATTATGATGATAGTAATCTGAGAATACCACATATAATAATCTTCTAGCTAAAGATGGATCTAAGTTGTTAGGTGGATAGTTACTAGAAAAGCACATTTTAGGTACATCATCAAAAGGAATGACAAAACGCAAACCGTTTTTGTTATTCACCTCTAGATCACCTGTTATCCAACTAAAGAAAAAACCATAATCTAAATATTGGTTGCAATCATCCACCAGGACGTAATCTGTATCTGGTGTAATGCCATGCGTAATAAAGTCGTCTGATGTTTTCTTTTGGTCCCTTCCTGGTATGTAATGGTTTTTCTTTAGAATTTGCTGCAGTCCTTTTTGAAATACGGACTTACCAGATCCACCATGACTTTCATTTATATCTGCTAACTTATTGTCCATAGCATATACAGCCCAAGGTTTCTGAGGAGATTTAAATGTATGCAGCATGTACCCAATTGCATAAATCTTATTAATAAGATGTAGCTTTTGCTCATATTGCTCGTCTGCTTCTAAGTTAGGACCTGCAATGTTGAACTTATGTTTTTTGAGATATGCTTGGCGCTTTTCTTCTTTGTAGTTATCTATACTGTCTTCTAATTCTTTACGCCAGTGAATTCGGCTTGCATTGATTAGATAGTTAAAGTACATATTGTCAAAACGGTGGATTTCTATGTCATCATTTCCGTTTTTATCTTTCTTAATGGTGAAGTGTTGGTCCTCTAAAAATATAGTATGGTCATGCATTTTGCTTTCCCATATATATTTGTTAACCTCTCCTCGTTTTTTAAGGACAATATCATCTTTTGATATTTCCATTATGGCATTATTGAAAAACATCCATTGATGTAATCTATCTTCTGAAGAGAAGTCTATATTGAAAGTGTCTAGCTTATTTAATTTATTTACCGAAAGCTGTTGGCCATAAACTAAGTCTCTTAATGGTATTGGTGCCTGACGTTCTTTAAGGAAATTATGCACAAAACTTTCTATCTCTACCGGAAGTACCTTCTTAACAATGTTACCATTAACATAGGTGAAATGGTAACCATCTTTTGTGTACTCGTCTTTTATTCTTCCAAAGCCTTGAAGCTTCAGGAAATTGTAAAATTGTGTGTTTCTGAAATAGAATTTTTTTCCTGTTTTAGTTTTTGTTTCATCCCAAAACTGTGCAGGAATAGCATTATTTATAATCTTTCTTAGCCTTGAGCTGAAAGAAGCATCGTCCTTTTGATTATAAAAATGAACTACAAAGTCTTTAAAATCTTTGCAAGGATTTCCTCGTTTATCTCTCTTAGCAGTTAGATAATGAGGAAGCATCATTATTTTGATATCTAGATACTTTAAGGAAATATCTAGAGCATGTTTTAATCCGGATGCATCAAGATCTGGGACGTAAATAACTTCCTTTACGTATTTTTTTAATTCCTGGTATTCCTTAAATGAAATTTTCTCAGACTCTGAATTGAACCATACAGGAAAATACCCAAAACTTCTTAGGTTTAGTCCATCACTACCACCAGATACAATAAACGCATGTTCGAGCTTTGGGTCTTCCATGGGCTTACCTGCTTCTTTATCATACTCTTCCTCAACACGTTCTTTATTTTGATTGTAAGCCTTTTTGATAAGCTCTAAACCATACATAAAACGCTTTGGTTTATCACCAAGAAAACGGAACCTATACTGTTTTTTGTAGCTTAAAGGTTGGTAAATTTTTTCCCAACTTGGATTTGTAAAGGAAAAGATTGGATAATCTGCAGTAGACTCGGTTACACTTGCTTCATTTTCTTTACAATACGTAAAACTCTTAAGGCTTATAAACTTAAAATCTCTACAATGCTGTGCTGTAACTTTTGGACCAATAGAGGCTAACTCTTCCTTTGTAAAGTCTTTCTCCTCGATATCATAATCACCAGCTTCTTCATCTTTTTTTAAAGGTCTTGTTGACCATTTTGGTTTTATTTCATTCCAGGTGTCCGAACCTTTCACTTTAAAAATTGCTGCTAGATACCTTACAGCTTCAGGGAAATCTTTTCCTGTTTCTAGCATACAGATACCAAAAGCGTTTCGTTCCTTTTGGTCGCCACCAAAATCAGTTACGTGCCAACTGTCATTTTTTAATCTTAAAGCTGCTGAAGCTGTACGCTCTTCTCTTATTTTAAATTTTTTATCCTTTCTTTCAAGCGCATTTCTGGCATCTGGATAATACATTGCTATGATATCTAATCCTTTATCCGTAGCTTCTAAAACGTCTTTGTAATCTATGTAAGCCATTAATTGGTAGTGGTTATATGGTTTTTAATAAAATGAAGTAAAAAGGTTGTGTATGTGTCTTGATGTTTGGATACATCTTTAGTAAGATATTTTTGGTTTCCTCAAGAGAGTAGCCTGTATCTAAGTGAGCGATGTACTCATTTATATCTTTAAAGAAGATGGTTTTGATACCGATTATTTCGGCTTTCTTTATTGGATTCTTCTTAAGGTTAATAAGGTATTGTTTGTTGAGCTGATACTTTTTAGGATTTTTGAGCCTTAGTGTTGTAAAGCATTTGCAGTCTAGCTTGTTATTCCAATTTGTACTGAAGTTTATTACGTCCATAATCTGAATGCTTTAGAAAGTATTATTATTAGAAAAGCAGCAAATGCACTATAGAATGCAATCTTTGCTGTGGCTTTATATTTTCTCTCGTTTCGTTTCATAAAATGTAGTTTTTAAAAAAAGCCGCCACCGAAGTGGCGACTTACCACCAACCAACACTTCTAAAATTAGAAGCGAATGCTATTAATCAGTTCTAGTTGTCTTTATAAGGTTTAGTTCTGTAGCTATCAATGTTGCTTCTTGCTTGGTTTGAATATTACCAAGCCTTGCGTATAGATCCTTTTTGATTTTATGGTATTGCCCTAAGGATATATTTAGCTTTTCTGCAATAACTTCGTTTGTGTCACTTGTGCTGAGCAGTCTGATTAACTCTATATCTTCAACTGTAAGCACATTTCCTTTGTACTTTAGAGCTTTGCATACAATTCCTTCACCTTTGCATTTACCTCTAAAAGGGCAATCGTGATATTCACCCTCTTGTAATTGGTTTCCTATGATATCTGGAGTAAAGTCTAAGCCACCAAATCGACATTCAGAGAATTTTTCGACCTGTTTAAGTTCGCTTTCAGGATACCACTCTTTTAATATGGCATGCGCCTCTTTATTGTGAACCATACTCTCTTTTAGTGTTTGATAAATCGGAGTAGGTATATCGTGAAAAGATATTACTGTACCTGAAGAAATTACTTTGGTACCAGATTCACTTTTAAAAATCTCAATCCCTTGGCAAAGCATGCCAGGAAAAACTCGTGGTTGTGTTGTTGTTGTCATAAATTTTAGGTATTAGATAAAAGTTTTTTGAACTTTTGCTTATTGGCTTCCGCAATAGCCTTATTATTTTTCGCTAGTTCAATTAGAATATTAAGGATTTGTAAATCTGAGAAATGTAGATTCTTAACCTGTCTGATGATGGAATCAGAAACTATTCGGTTTTCGCTTTTTAATTTTTCTTGAGCATCTTTAACGTAACCGTATGGTAGATAAGTAGATAAAAGATAGTCTACTTTTACAGCTTCTTTTTCGGCTTCTTTTTCATCTGTATGCAAATGCATACCGTAAAGCTGTGTTAATTTGATTATATTTGTTTTCAAGTGTTAATATTTGTTAGAAATCGTTTTCAAATATATACACTATATGTGAATAAAACAAACTAAAAATTTACTTATTGTGAATTTTAACAAAATTTCTGATGGTTTTGGCGAACGTTTCAAGACCGTATTAAAGAAGCATAAAGTCACTCAAGCAAAGTTTGCTGAAGACACCAACACACACAAAGGACTTGTGAGTAGGTATATTAATGGTGAACGACCTAGTGGTGATTTTATATTAAAAGCAGTCGCTTATTTTCCAAAAGAGATACAGTATCTTTTTTTTGAAGACAATTTGGATTTCGTCAATGAAGACGCTAGTTCTTACAACAGTGACCCTCAAAAAATCATACTTGATATTGAGGAAAAATTAAGGGATTTAAAGCGTGTTTTATCACAAAAATGACACAAACACTAAAAAATATATCTAATAATCAACCAGTTAACTTAGAAATCGGAGTCCCTTCGCGCCCACAAAAGTTCACAGAAATGTGA